GTTTCTCCGCTTTCAAAAAGGTCATACAGTTCTTTTTGACCTTTTCCGGTTTCTGGNTCAAAGTANCCTTCAAGNGATACTTCNCCNCCGTCTTTAAATCCAGCAATAAACTCTCGATAACCACCATCAGAAGCAAGAGTTGTAACGTCAATGGTATCAGCCGAAAGTTCAAGCCCACCGATACTGGTCAAGCCCGCTACTTCTACAGGGGTTGTTTCACCAATTAATAATTTTGTTCCCAATGCTCTTTTTGCCATGTTTTATTCCTCCTCCTCAAAATAAAATGTTAAGTCAAACACGCATCTGTATAAATCAACTTCATGCTCATAGAGTTCTGTCCCTTCATTCTCAAAAATCACTTCTTCGATAAAAGGCCCTTCGTTTGCTATTCTCCTTTTCTCCATGCCCATTATCACTGTTTTTACCTGCCTAGCTAGTGCCCTCATTTGTGCTGCTCTCTCATGGATTATGTTAATTTCTACTGAAACTGACTTGCTTTTCTGGAAGCCGTCCAAGGCTTTATCATTTTGCCCACGGCTACATACATATATCAAATAAGGTGCTTCCGTCCCTTCTGGCGCTGTTAGCGGAAATACTTTTTCATTCAATTCCTCAATTGTTATTAATTCCGTTCTTAATGCCTCTTCAAAGGTCACGAGGCATCACCTCAACTTGTCAATTTCTTTGGCTAATACATCAATGACCGTTTTTTCGATTTTTTCTTTATTGTCTACAAGACTATCTCGCAAGAAATGAAAGCCTGGAACATAGCCACCGTTTCTAGTAATGAAGCCATACTCCTGGGAAGCCGGATAGTAATATCTCTTGCCGTCTTTCGTAGTTTTCACAAACACATCATTCANNGCAGGATTCATCGTGACTTGGTATACTTTCTTTCCCTTCTTCTTCGTTTTTTCCGCTTTCAGGATTATGCCTTCCACCAGAGCTCCGGTCAGGAACGGGGCCTTTTGCTTTGCCGCTTGTAGGGCTATTTGCGCTCCTTTTCTAGCTGCTTTAGTAACGCATTTCTGTGGGAGCCTGCCTAATTTGCGGATTGTCTGTTCCAGTTCTTTCATGCCCTCTATTTCGAATTTAACCGGCCTAGCCATCACTTCACCTTCCTGCAATACAGGAGCAATTCTCTGTTAAGATTTTTAACATTGACGGTCGATATAATTTCGTATATTCCTTCATTGTCCTGGACCCGCATTTCATTCGTCACGCCTGGGACGTACCTAGTTCGGAATTTTACCTCAACCTTGCTTTGTGTCTGCTCCGCTGCAAAGAACTCATTACCCAACAGCGGCTCCTTGCTTGCCCAAAGGTTGGTTAGCCCTTCAACCGGCTTCCATTCATCGATAGGTTCACCTTCTGGATCATATCCCGGCTGTAATGCCAATATGGTTATTTTATTCCGCATATCAGCTCTCATGGCGTCACCGCCTCGGTGTATTCCTTTGAAAGGGCAAGGTGTGCTTTCAGGGCGAGGTAGCTTCTTAAGAACAGTTCCGCATGCGCAGGGTCTTCATAGCCGAAATGAGCTTTGCAGTAAACGGTGATAGCGCGTTTGATGAGCGGGTCGGTATCAACGATCCTATCCGGGTGCACACCCGATAGTGCCAGGTCGGCCTTGACCGCGTCAATTAGGTCTTGAATTTCGGTATCCAAGGCAGCACCGCTGACCCGCAGGGCCTGCTTCACGTCATCGAGAAGAGCCATGGGATCACCTCCGACGCCGCTTGCGTGGCTTCACGGCCTGTTCTGCCTCTGCCGCTTCCGGGGCGCTGGCGTTCTCAGGCTCCTCGTCCGGCAGTTCGATGCGTGGAGGATTGAGCGACGCAAGCTCGACAAGGCGCTCCCATGTCTCGGCGCGGTAGGTATCTCCCGGCTCATAGATCTGCCGAGTCAGTTTGCAGCGAAAGCGGTGTATTACTCTTGCCTCGTACATGGTCCCACCTCCCGAGATCCAGAGCGCCGGAGATACATCACCCCGGCGCTCCAGTCAAAATCGATCGCCCGTTATAAAGAGGTTAAAGGGCATCAGTACAACTACGTTAGCTCGTCACAATGGCCTCCTCCTTCTTCTTGATGAGCACAACCCCGTTCGGGTCGGCCAGCTTGCCGTCGGCGATCATCGTGGCCTTGCTGATCCACTCGTCGGTGTCCTCATTAAAGTACCGCCGGAAGGTAATGGCCATGTTGGAATTGACCATATAGTCCTCTAAGCGGCACAGGATGGCCACGACCTCATTATCGGAAGCCTCGTCGATGGACGGTAGCAGGTCCTCGACCGCGATAACTTCCCGGCCCAGGAACCGCTCTTCGATGGAGCCGTCCAGGCCATAGTTCACGCGGGCAACNGGCTGGCCGGTGNTGTCGACCATGCCGACGATGTACTTGTGCCAGTCGGCGTCGTTCAGGATAAGCACCACGCCGGACCGGTAGGACCGCGGCACCTTGGCGAACACACCAGGCCACGTCTCATACTTGCCGAAGTCGGGCGGCAGCAACGACACGATCCGGTTCGCCGGGATGCTGTGGTTCACGATGCCCAGCGGCTGGCCGGGGACGGTGCCCGAGATGATGGCCTTATCCAGCGCCTTGACCATCGCCTCGGCGATGTTGTCGGCAATCGTCTGTTCGAAGATGGGCAGGGCTACCACCGACGCCACCAGTTCGACGGCCACGCGGACCTGCAACTTGTGGTAGCTGAAGCTGATCGTGGCGTTGACCGTCTTCTTCTGCTTGTCCGCGACCTGGCCGGCGGCAAGCCAAACGGCCGTCGGCTTAACAGTCGAAACGGGGATCTCTAGGCCACCCTGGACGCTGGTCTTGGTGACCCGCGACCAGATGCGACCAGTCTCCTCCATCTTCTCGACGATTCGGTTCAGGATAGTCGTCGGGATGACGGCGCCGATGTCACCCGGCAGTGTCGTCTCGTCGGCCCGGAATTCAAGAATGTCATTCTTGACGCCCCGGGTGACATAGTCCATGAACGCCCGGCGGTACTCCATGGTGTCGTACCGGTCGACGGCACGGGGCTCCACAGTGGCCTTCTGCACCGTTGTGGAGTCGATCACCCGGACTTCGGGCGCCGTCCCGGCCTCGATACTAGCCGCCACATCCAGGCGCCGGCGCAGCTCCTTCTCCTCGTCGGCCAGCCCCTTCAGTTCCTTTTCCAACGCGTCCAAATCAGCGTCTCCGTCATTCTCCAGCAAACCACGAATCTCGGCCTTACGAGCCTCGATTTCCTGCAGTCGCTTCCGTAGGTTCATGTTCTCACACTCCTCACAGATAAGTCTGAATGATCAGCTTGCGGCGCCGCTTCTCAGCCGCCTCCGCGGCCCGACGCTCGGCCTCCGCCTGCGCCTCGAAGTAGCTCCGCGCGCTGATGTAGGTATCCTGGTACGCCGGGGTATCCACCGCCGAGACGTCCCAGATGCGTTTGAACCGAAGAATGCGCCGGGTCCGGGTGTCACGGTCGTAGGAGTCCTCCGCGACCGTGAAAGCGAAGGACATCTTGTCGATGTCGCCACGCTTGATGAGCTGGTACAGGTCCTGACCGGCCGTCGTCGGCGCAAGCTTGGCCCGCACCAAAAGCCCCTGCTCGTCGGGGATAAGTTCCAGGGTCTTGTTCCGGGTGCGGGCCATCACCATGACACTGTCGCTGTGGTTGTACTTAAAAGGTACGTCCTTGAGGTCGGCGCCCTCCAGCGCCCCGCGGGCAATAACCTCGTAGTACTTGTTCCCCTCGATCTCGTACATCACGGTCGGGCTCTCGTAGACGATAGCCCGACCTTCGACGATCATCTCATTGGCATCACCTGCCGGCTCGATGGCCCGCAGCTCGGCCATGCGGATTTCCCGCTGGGGCCACGCCGCCGCCCGCTCATTCCACTGGGCGAGGCAGACAGCATAGCGCTGTTTTTCATCCGGGAACTCGGACAACATAATTTTGTCAACCATACACCGATTGATGAACTTGTCTTTNTCCTCACCCTCCTTGGGTTTCGGTAGTGGCATTATCTCCACCCCCTTCGACCGCTTCCAGGTCCTCCAAGTCGTCGGTCTCGTCCACCGGCCGTGTGTCCAGCCTGCGAATCGGAATGTCCCCACCAGGAACTGGCGGCAGATTGAAGACCTCCGCCAACTGGTTCGGGGTCATAATGCCGCGGTCAACAAGCTGGACGAGCTCCAGCTTCGTTCTCACGCTGGCATACTGCAGCCGGTTGGCCTCGAACACGANCTCATTGCCGTGGCCGATCTCCGACTCGAAAAAAGCTTGGAAGTGAACTCCAGGCTCATCTGCACGGCCAGCGGCTCGATGGTGCTCTCATAGAACGCATTCCACTGGTCCTCGGTGTAGTTGCCCATCACGATGTTTTCGTTCACACCGAAGTACCGAAATACGGCGTCCCTCAGCTCCCTCATTTGGGCCGCGTTGATCATCCTGGGCTCGGTGTTCAGCGGGATGTACTCGGCCTTCGCATCCAAGGCCGCAATCCCGCCGCTGTTGGACACCGTCAGGTATTCCTTGACGAACCGCTCGCGCTGGGCCTCAATATCGCTCTCCTTGAGCATCCCTTGGAACTTGAGAATACCCCGGAGCGCGGCGCTCATCTTTACCGCCTGCGCCAACCCTTCATTGGTTGTGTGAATTGCAGACAGCGTAGCGTTGATAGGCCTGTTCGGTTCACCCAACAGATCGTTGTTATAGTAGTGCCGGCGCAGGTGGATGACGTCGCTGTATGGAAGCGTCGCCGTGCCACCTTCCATAAAATAGAACTTCACATAGAGCGTCCCGGCACTGTCCTCTAACAGCTCCGCCGNTACACAATTGACCGGATACACGGCCACAAGCCGCCCAGACTCCCAGACAGGGTAGGCCCAGGCGT